ATGCGATTGCAGCCCTATCTCGACCTGAAAAATCTCAGCCACGCAGACTTCGGTAAGCTCGTGGGTGCCTCAGAGTTTGGCGTCCGGAAATGGGCAAGGGGAGAGCGCACGCCTCGGCCCGAGGCCATCAGGAAAATACAAGAGGTAACCGCCGGCGCTGTGTCCGCCGCCGATTTCTTCGGCGAAGTGGCAGCATGAGCGCCGCGTCCTCGCTATATCGTAATAGCCTTGCACTCGGGGCAGCGCACCATGCCTCGCTCAGCTTCTGGTATTGGCTGCATGATCGTGAGCTGACGCTTGCCAAAACAGTTGGCGCAAAAGCTGGGTGGGCGACGCTCTCCCTCAGTTGGAAACTTCTCGCGATATACAAAACCACCACCTCCGAGTTCTGCGCGGACAAAGTTTTTGGCCTTAGCATCAAAGTCCTCAAGTTTTTTGATCTCTGCTCTGATTTCACTCAACTGTGCCACCGTCGCCATGAACTGATCTTGGAGAAGCGCGAACTGAGCTTTCGCCGTTATAGCGATCTCAAGCATCTGCGCCGCTGCCATCCTGAGTTTTTCGGGGTCGTTGGAATCTCGGACGCTTTTGGCGATTTAGTAGAGAGATTTAAGGGACGAAATGGCAGCTGTGCCAGCAGTAACGGGATCCATTTTTCACCTTCGCTTGAGTCTCGCAACCCAAGCGTACCGCGGAACGGGGAGGGCACAATGCTCTCCCCCGACCGTGAGAAATTGTCAGTGGGCACTGAAAATCTCCCGGAAGAGGCGCAGAAATGAGCGCTGCGGGACAATCATCTTTTGAACGTCGATCTGGCACTGCAATGCCAGATCCCAGTTTTCACAGCAGCAAATTATCATCAGTTGAAAGTTCCAAGTTCCGTCGCGAATCACATTCCGAGGGAACAATGCCGAGCAACAGAGACGAACTTGCCGACAAGTATTCAGGTAAAAACGGCGGAAACTTTTCAGCAGAAACTGGAAGACCTCGCGCTTTCCATTTAACGCAGTCGCAATGGCGAAAGCTTTCAAGTGATGCGTGGCGGGCATACGCCGGCAGCCGTCCAGGCGCTGCGAAGTGGATAGCCGAAGAAGTCGAGTGCAGCCCAAAGACCGCGCAAAGCTGGCTCGACGGTGAAAGCACGCCGGCCGGCATTCTCGACATGCGAGCCATGAATAAAAACCCGATCTATGCTGCGTTAAAGCGCGAGATCGCTGGCATGGAATGCAATCTCGATCCGCGCCTCCAGGCCAAATACGCCGAACTGCACAGGTTAACGCTGGAGCTGGCACGCTGATGGCCAAATCCGGGGTCGCCAAAGACCAGCTCAAATCCTTCATCAACCGCATCGAGCGGCTGGAAGAGGAACGCGCCGCGCTGAGCGCCGATATCAAGGAAGTCTATTCCGAGGCCAAGGGCACCGGTTTTGACACCAAGATCATGCGCCAGGTGATCCGCTTCCGGAAACTCGACAAGGCTGACTTCCAAGAACAGGAAGCCATGCTCGATCTCTACCTCACAGCGATGGATATGAGATGATAGAGCCCCAGACTAACCCCCAGGCATTCGCGACGCTTCGTCTTCGCTTCGACACGAAGGACGGTCCGCGCACTGCGATCATCAGCAATATCAGCGTGCGCGATGCCTCGCTGATCGCCCAAGCACATAACTCATCCGGTCAACACGCCGAATATCAGGAATGTGGGGCGCTGGTTTCTCTAGCCGACCACATGGCGGTTCACCGCAGGCAGCACGCAATCCATCTCGTGACGGAGCGCGCGTCCAATGGATAACCAGACTATGGACCTGTTGAACTGGCAGGCTCCTGCTTCCAGGCGGACCGATCCAATCACTTCGCATGAAGCAGCGACCACAGCAGAGATGCGCGCCTCAGAAGGTAGAATGCTGGTGCTGCATAATCTTCGCGTCAGGCCAATGAGTGATTTCGACTTGGCGGCGGTAACGGGATGGATCGCCACCTCTATCGGAAAACGCAGAGGTGAAGCGCGCGACGCCGGTCTTGTCCGCGCCTTGCGCAACGCTGACGGCGAACTGATCAAAGGAAAATCTCCCATGGGTAGCAACGTCATCATGTGGGAAATCACGGAAGCTGGGATCCAATACTATTCGGAGAGGGCTGGTGCATGAGCGAAATCAACCTTAACGGCAGCGATCGCATTGTCCGTCCTACTTTCGGCCGCACGGATAGCCACAACGCATCAAACGCAGAAACGCTAATTATGGTTGCGGTCGCGTTTGGCACGGCAGCTCTCATGCTGTTCGGCGCCTATCACTTTGTAGCCTGGATTTACTCGCTTAGCCTAAAGCGGTCCGAATGGCTCGTAAATCAGCCAACCTTGGTAACGGCCGCTGAAAATAAGCGCTTCGGGGTGGGCGGAACGGTTCTGATAAATGGGCGCGTTCCCAGCAACGATAATTTCAGCACTGCTGCAATGGACAAGTACATTGCTCTACAGCGCGTCAGCGCAGACCTTGCTGGGCTCTCGGTTCAGCGACGCGCTGAAGAAGAGGCATCGATCGCTGCAGCCAACGCAAAGTTAGAAGACGGAGCCGCAGCGCTCTACAATCAAGATGGCAGTGTGCGAAAATTTGTCACCAGCTACAAAGAGGCTGTTGGTGTAATTGGCCAAGGAACTGCAAAAGAGGTTGAGGGGCTTGCCGCAACAATTGCGCGTGGCAAGGCCTGGGATAAGGTTCGAGAGACCGTTGGTCAATATCTCCAGCAGATGAATGCTGAGGCGGACGCCGCTGGTCAGACGACCCTGCAGCGCTCTATTGACCTCGACATTATTAAAGCTGGCGAGATATCACAAAAGGGCCACGTCCAGAACGAAAAAGACATCAACAAAACTCTGGCCGCAAACACGAAAGAGCTCGGCCAACAGAATGTTGATGCAATTCGGATTGCTGATACGCGCAAAATTCTTGCTCCTATTGAAAAGCAAATTGGCGATCAGCTAAAGCTTTCTGGCATTGCACTTGCCGCCAATCGAGATCAGCGCGAGTTGGCGCTTCAGATCGCACAACAGGAGTTGTCAACTGGCGCGCAACTGACTGATCAGGACAAAGAGCGTCTTCGGATCGCGCAGCAGAAAAACGATGCTACGCATATGAAGGACTATCTGGAAGACCTCCGGACGGAAGTAAAACTTGCGGGGATGTCCGCCGATGAACGGGAGCGGGAATCTGCTGCCATCCAGGCAGGTCACAACCGCGCAACTTCTGCGCAGCAGGACGAAATTCGCGGTCTGATCGCGACGCGCCAGGAAACGGAGCGGTGGCGCCAGGTCGTCGACGACGTCTCAACCGGCTTTCAGGGCTTCTTTGAAGACGTTCTGAACAACGGTAAGCTGTCGTTCTCTTCCCTTTGGGACAGCATCAAACAATCCTTCGTCAAGATGCTGGCCTATATGGCTACGCAGGCGCTGGTGGCGCCGATCATCATTCCGATGGTGCAAAGCTTCGCCGGTGGAATTGGAGGCTTATTCGGAGGCGGTAGCGCCGGTAGCGGTGGCGCGCTGAATTTACTTGCCAGCGCCGGCAGTATTTTTGGCGGCGGTGTTTCAAGCACCGCTGCAAGTCTCTTCGGTGGTGGCGGATCGGCCGGAAATTGGGCCGGAAGCATAATGGACGATGGCACGATCTTGGGCGGAGGTAGTGCCGCTTCTGGAGGCGGCCTATTCGGGAACATAGGCAATCTGTTTGGCGGTGGTGGCTCTATACTTGGCGGCTCTGGCTCTCTTCTGAGTCGGCTCGTTCCCGGCGCTGCGATTGCATATGCGTCCTCAATGCTTGGAACCGCGATCTTCGGGAACAAGAACGACACCGGCTTGGGTGGAGCGCTGCTTGGTCTGCCCGGTGCTTTTCTTGGTTCCTTGACAGGGTCCAGCAACAATGGCGCCATCTCTAATTTCACCGATGGCGGGCTTGGCAACACGCTCTTTAAGGCTGGCGGCGGCAACAATGGCCAGATGGCCACAACGGCTTCCGGAAACATCAATACCGCGCTTAAGGCTCTGAAAGACGCCGGCGTCGACGTCAACCTGGGCAATATCTCCGGTCTCTCGATCGGCTCCGACAAGTCCTACGTCTACGACTTCGCTGGTGGAAAGCAGAAGCTGGTCGGCGGCGAAGCTGGCGTACAAGCGACCGTCAACGCCATCCTGGATCGGATCCTGCCATCTGCCTCCAGCGGCGATAGTGCGGTCAATGATCTTCTGCAGAAATACGGCGGGCTGAATTCCGGCAACATCGGTGCTTTCTCTACCGAACTGCAGGCGATTTCCGATCAAAAGGATCAGGATGCAAAGGATGCTGCTGCCGCTGCGACCAATGCCCTGGCGGATCAATTTGGCACGCTTGGCGATGACATCAAAACCTTCGCCAGCACGGTGCAGGATTCGTCGAAAGCCTTCAGTGATGCTGCCAATGGCTGGGAGAAATCGCGAGACAACTTAATAAAGGCAAACCAAGCGCTGCTGATTTCAGCACCTGGTTTATCACCGACCGAGCAATATTCGAATTCACGCTCTCAGTTTGATAGTCTCCTAAATTCTGCTCGTGGCGGAAATAGCCAATCTGCCAGTGACCTCGCATCGTTTGCGGGGCAATTTCTACAATCGTCCTTTAGCTATAACGGGTCGACTACCGCATATGGCTCTGACCTATCCTATGTGAAGGACACGCTGAACGGCCTGGCAGATTTCAGCGAGGCGCAGAGATCATTTGCTCAACGTCAAGCTGATGCCATGGACGCGTCTGTCGCACAGCTTTCCTCGATTTATAACGCAATCGGAAATGCGGCAAACCAGAACAATGATGGGCTGGAACTGTTGCGTCAGGAAGTAGCCGACCTGACGGCACAGGTCAAAAGCGTGGGGCTGTTCAACCGGACCGCAGCATAAATGACCTTTGGCATTAACCCGATCGGCACTATTGCCTATGGTGAAATACCGGATGCCGGTACTCCAACAGGACTGGTGCAGGCGTGGAATGCTGAAGTTGGTAGGACGTTTCTCTATGAGGTGACGGTCTTCGATCGCTCCACGGGCGCACCGTGGATCATCCCATATGGTGCTTATCCATTTGGTGTTGTTCCAACAGAGGCATTACTGACAGGGGAACTTATTTTAAGGTTCTCGGACACCGGCTATATTTCCGGGCCAACCGATAGTCTTACAAATACTGGCTTTGATGGCTCCGTTGCCACTGGTCTTCAGATGACCAGCACAACACCAGCAACCCCCGAAGTGTCACGGCGTGCGACAATTCAGGTGGGAAATTTTGCGCTGGCCAATGTAGATGGCCAACTTGACACGTCCGTCAGAAATTATTCTGTAGACGGCCGCAGAGTCCGCGTCCTGCTTGGGCTTCGCGCCAATGGTTATGACACCTTCGTTCCAATATTCACCGGGCGAATGGTTGAGTGGGACAATGATCTCAGCGAAGTGTCTATTGTTGTTCGCGATGAGACCTACCGGCTCGACAAGCCTATGCAGACAGACATTTTCGATGGCTCTGGCGGCTACAATGGAGGAACTGATCTAACAGGTAAGCCGCGGCCAATGACGTTTGGCCAGGTTCTAAACATAAGTCCTCCCCTGACGAACGCTGCGCTTCTGATTTTTCAAACGCATCACCGCGCGATTCAATCGGTCGACGCAGTTTATGACCGGGGCGCCGCGCTGACGCCTGGCATCGACTATGCAACATACGCGCTCCTAGCGGCTGCCGGTGTTGGTGCCGGGACTTACGCAACATGCTTGGCCTTTGGTCTTATTCGCTTGGGTTCTACACCGAGCGGTCTGATCACCGCTGATATTCACGGGGACGCTACCGGTGGGTATGTCGACACGACGGGTCTTATAGCGAAGCGGATAGTCAAAGACTTCGGCGGCTTGGCTGACACCGATCTCGACCTTTTTTCGTGGAGCAATTTCGATACAGGGTTGCCTGGGACTATCGGCTGGTATCAGGACACAGGCGCTATCAATGTTTCAGACGCGCTTGATCAGATATTTGGACACTGTACCGGCTGGTGGGGAGCGCTATCCACGGGGCAGATCCAATGCGGGCGTCTTTCGGTTCCTACGACCGATTTATACGTGCTGGCGATTGACGAAAGGGACGATATAACTCTCGAAATCCTGCAGCCACTTTCTGGCACTTTCCCGCCAAGATTTCGGCAGAGGGTCGGTTACCAACGCATTTGGACGGCACAGCAAGACACTGATCTTGCCGGCGCCGTTACAGCGGCGCGGCGTGCCTTTCTTTCTCAATCATTTCGCGTCGCGTCGTCGACGGACTTAAGTGTTCAGAATTCATTTTTGCTAGCGACTGATCCAGAACCGTTGCAATCACTTTTCTACAATCAGTCAGACGCCGCAACTTTGGCGTCTGGGCTTCTGACACTTTACAAATCATTGCGGCAGACGGTGCGGATCACGCTCGATCTTAAGGGTCTTAGCGCCCGCCTCAGTGCGACGGTCCTTGTGACGCACGCGCGCCTTAACGGTGGAAATCCTCTGCCGATGCTCGTCATGGACATCACCATTCTGGCCGATCAGCGCCAGATAGAACTCGTTCTTTGGGGTTAGCCCGTGGCGAAAACCGACTTTTCGTGGGTGAACGCCTGCGATGCGGCGACATTTGTCGCTGGAAGTGAAGCGTCCACGCTTCCGTCTGCAAATCTTGCGTCGCCGCGTACAGGCAAGGTTTGGCGCTCGCTAGCATCAACCAGTTTTTTCACGGCGACGTTCACGGCCGCAACTTCAGTCAATGTTTTGGCGCTAGGAAGCTGCACACTCGCGGCAGCGGATACCGTAAGACACCGGCTTTATAGTGGAGCAACCGGAACTGGTTCCGTGCTTTTAGACACGGGCGCGATTGCTTGTGGAGTTTTGCCTGGTTATGCGCTGCACGTCTACAAACTGGCTGCAGCGCTCAGCCCACTCTCGTGGCGCTGCGACATTGTCGCCACATCCCGCGCAAGCCTCGGCTACTTCGATATTGGTCGGTCCTGGGCCGCCCCTGTTCTTCAGACTGCAGTCGGCATTTCGCGCCCATGGGACGAAATGTGGACCGACGACGTCGACATCGTCCGCGGCAAGCGCAGTGGCGGCCTATTTGTTGGTGATGGTCCGCAGTATCGAATTCTCAACGTTTCTCTTGATTGGCTCAGTGAAGCGGAAAAAGCGCAACTCAAGGAAATGCAGCGCCTAATCGGAAAGCGCTACCAAGCGCTGATCATCCCTGACGAGGACGGCGACATTCCCCGCGAGGCCGTTCTTGGTCGCCTCGGATCATTGGCTCCAATCAGAAATACCGCTCCCCCTGTGCCGCCTGTTTATGGCCAGGTCTTTAACATCATCCAAGACCTTTAAGGGGTTGGCATGAGCCTTCAAAACGCCGATGGCGTAAAAGAAACCACCACAACGACCGGCTCTGGTACGATCTCGCTTCTCGGCGCGACCACCGGCCTTCGCACCTTCGTTGCTGGCGTTGGCAATGGTGCTACTTGTCCATATCGTATTGATGACGGTCTGGGAACCTGGGAAGAGACGTGGGGCACTGTTGCCTCAGGCACGCCCGATACAATCACGCGCGGCACACTGATTAATTCCAGCACTGGAAGCCGTATTACTTTCGGCGCCGGCACGAAGACCGTCGCGATTGTTCCCATGGTTGAAATGCTGCTGACGCCAGCCGCATCTGTCGGCTTGGCAGAAACCAGCATTGCAAGCGCAACGACAACTGATCTTTCGACGGTTCAAACCTTTCGCGCATTAATCACTGGTACGGTGACAATCACCGGTCTTGGCACCCAGCCGAACGCAATTCGTTTTCTGAAGTTCGCAGCGTCGCTCGTTCTCACTTACAACGCGACGAGCCTGATCACGCCGTCTTCCGCCAACATTCAGACAGCTGCTGGCGATCAATGTATCGCCGTTTCGGACGCAAGCAGCAATTGGACTATTGTCAGCTATACCCGCGCCGCCACGACATTGACTGCGACTAGCGCTGGCGCGAACCCGACCGCTTCCCTTACGCAACAAGCCACCATCACACTCTTGCCAGGAAAATGGCGATTGAGCGGAATCGTTTATGAAAATAGCGGTGGCGCCGGCACAGGGCAGATGGCGATTGGCGCGACAACGGCGTCAAGCGCTGGAACAACGAACGGTAGAAGCTTCCTTCAGTATTCTGTCAGCGCAACTGGCACCGGTGGTGCCTCAATGCCTGGCTTTGACGTCACCGTGGCAGCAAACACCGCTTATTATCTCAACGTCGCGTCTTCGGCGTCGTCGCCATTTGTCTATGTCACGCTTCGTGCTGATCCCCTGATCTGACGCAGCAGATCATCAATTTAATTGAGCGGTGGCGTGATGACAGCCTACGCAGCAGGCGGACCTTCGGGCGTCTTTTTACACACTGGCTACCCAGCCAATCTTGAGCAGTTTGCGACAGACGAATTTCCGTCTCTGACAGCCGCCTATGGCTTTGGATACGCAGGCGGAACGCCAGCCATCCATTGTAACAAGGCGCGCGGCACGATCGCGAGCCCTGAAGCGCCTAGCACTGGTGATCGCATCTTTGATGTGGCGGGCAGGGCTTATCTACCGGCGACTGGGGATTTTTGTGGCAGTTCATTTGCCATGCTGGCCGTTCTTAAAACAACAGCGGTGTCGCCTTACACGCCCTGTACAATAACGATTGAGGGAACAGGAGCACATAGCCCGAACCGTGAAGTGTGGCTGACGCTCGACAACGCCAACATGACTCTGGGTGGTTGGGGAGCAATCGGCAGCTCTAGACTGACCGTTATAGCCGCAGGCCCCTATTCTGCACAGGTGTGGTCGGCGGGTGATTATTCGACCGGCATGGCTTTTCTAGGCCGAGGGAATCAGCTTCCAGTCGGCGGTGAAAATGGCGCTGACGCCATGATGTTTATTCGTCGGGACAGCGTGACGGGCCGTTCCATAAATGCCTCCGGGACGATCAATGCGTCCGGAGCTGACTATGCGGAATATGAAATACTCGCTCCTGGCTGCGGCGCTATTGAGAAGGGTCAAATTATCGGGTTCGATGCGGCTGGCCGGGTAACGGACAAGTGGGCGGACTCTGTATCGTTCGGCGTGAAATCCACTAACCCGTCTTATGTCGGTGGCGATAACTGGTTCTCGGAACCGAGGCCACAGCCTCCGGTAGAGCCGTCTCTGCCCACGTTTCCGGATCGCGGTGCGCCCGCCGATGAGATCGTGGCGCACCAGACCAGCGTCGCTGAATATGAATCTAAAGTATCTGCATTCCCCGCCCTGATGGATGCGTACAACATAGAGATCGTAGGTTACGAAAATCGCCACGCTAATGCTCGCGCCGGCGTCGACCGCATCGCTTATTGCGGCAAGGTTCCTGTGAACGTGACCGGTGCCAAGCCCGGCCAATGGATTGTTGCGGTGCGTGACGGCGCAGGCATCTCAGGTAAGTCTGTTCGATTTCGTCTTTGGCGCAAGCCAATTGGGCACGTTCGCTGCATCTTAAATGACGGTCGAGCAGAGATCGTTATCTGAACAATAGCGCTCTGCGCTCTCAATTCTTCCCATCCACATAGTCTGAAAGGAATTTGCAATGACCTTGCAATACAGCACGGCTGTACGAAACGCTAAGCTCGATGCTGTCGAGACCGCGATCGGCACGACCGCAGTTTTGAAGATTCGCACTGGCGCCCAGCCTGCGAACTGCGCTGCCGCTGACATCGGGACGGTTCTGGCCACGCTCAGCCTGCCTTCGGACTATATGGCGGCCGCTTCCGGCGGGTCTAAGGCCAAGCTTGGAACGTGGGAAGATACCAGCGCAGACAATGCTGGCACCGCCGCACACTTCCGGCTCTATGCCTCTGATGGCACGACTTGCCATGCGCAGGGCACGGTGACTGCTACCGGCGGCGGCGGCGACATGACGGTAGATAATGTGGTTTTCGCCGCTGCTCAGGACTTCTTGGTCACGGCATTTACCCTCACCGCTGGAAATCCGTAACCGCTGCATCTGACGCGAAGTCTCCGGAGCAATTAAAAATGACTGAGACAGTGATTCCGCGCCCGATTAATTATGCCGCGCTGAAAACTGAAATCGCGCTACCGGCGTACAACGGCATGACCGACGTTCAGGCTATCGCGGCGGTCAATGTGAAGGTGATACTTTCACCGATAGCCGGGCAGGTCATGGTGAAGGTCAGCGATATCGTAAATTGCTTCGATCCCACCGAGTTCGCGGCGCTCACATCCTTGCAGCTTCAGAAGCTTACGCTTCTGCTTCAGGGGCCGACGGTTGACGCCTCTAAGACGACGGGCGCGAATATGCGGCTCAATGTTGCGGCGATCTTTCCCGCCGCTGGGCCAACGAGAATAGCGTTAAAGGCACTCACCGATGCTGCCGACGCTAAGACAGTTATGTGGGTTCAGTCTATTCTCGGTGTCCCTGCGATTACCCAGGCCGATCTCGATAATGCGAGGGCCGCCTAATGGCTAATTTAATTAAATACCAAGCTTCTGTTGCGGGTTGGGAAGCTGCTTTAAGTATCGGCCTTGATGGTCTGACAGACGGTTCTATCGCAACAACCTCTGCTTTCACAAATAGCAGTGACTTGCTAATGGGAATGGACGTATCTGGCAGGCTTGCGTCTATAACGCCGGGCACAGGCGGCTATTGCGAAGTTCACATTGGGTATTTGCAAGATGACGGCTCAACTTATCCCGATATTTTCCTTGGAGGCCCTACGCTTCTTTTCGCTTCAGCGTTGAAAACTGGCGCGTCGGTCAAAAATCTATTCCGCGACGGATTACAGATTTCGCCCGGTGATTTTAAGTTGTCCTTCCTTAATAAAGCGGGCGCTTCGCTTGCGGGTTCTGGCAATATCTTAAAAATCCGACGCTACGCAATCAACGCCAACGCCTAGCGAGGGCTGAATGGCGTTCGTTTTTAAAAAAGGCCTTTGGCGACCGACGCAAGTCCCAAACACTCCTGTTGAAATTGATTGGCAGCACCCGCTTGCGCGCGGGCTTCAGTTTCTTTGCGTGCCAGGATACGGCTTTCAGGATTTAACGGGTCGCGGCGTCACAACAGCCGTGGGCGGACCAATCCCAAGCGGCTCGGCCATTGGCCGGGTTAAGACGTTTGATGGTTCATCGCAATATGCTTACAGCAGGGCGCCGAATGTCGGCTACCCGTTCTCGCTAGTTGGGCGGCTAAAAGCTAGCTCTTTGCCGAGCAGCAGCAATGCCAACACTGCTTTTTCTGTTTGCGACATCACCACTGGCAATATAAACGCTTGTTGGTTCGACGTGTGGAACAATTCGGGCGTCACCATGTGGCGTACCGTTGGGTTGCAGAACGGTTCCACCGTCTATTGGGAAGAACATTATACAACTAGCGTACCTGATACTAACGAGCACTGTGTGGTCGCTAACTTTTTGGGGGCGGCGGCGCATGAGTTATTTATAGACGGCGTTCTTCAAACCGTTACTGCGCCGGGCGGCGGCGGCGCGCCAACTGCGCCGGGATATAACGCAGTCACTATTGGTAATCTGGCATGGAACAATCTCGCCAGCACGCTTCAATACTGGCCGGGGTCGATTGGTGAATTCGCTCTCTATGACCATGCGATAAGTGCAGTTGAGGCACGGCAACACGCCGCCGAACCTTTCGCCATGCTCAAGGCGAAGATCAGCCGGCAGTTTTATCTTGTTGGCGCGGCTAGCAGTGGAATAATTGGTACTGCCTCAATCACAGAAGCTGATGATACAGTTTCTGGAACTGGTACTATCAAAATTCAGGCTGCAGCCAGCCCGACAGAATCCAACGATACCGTCGCGGCGGCAGGCACACTTAAGCTGCAAGGCGCTGCAGCAAATACTGAAGCTGACGATTCTTCGACAGCAACCGGAACCTTAAAGCTCCAGGCTGCCGCCTCAATTACAGAAGTGGACGATACTTCTGCCGCGACTGGGGCCCTAAAGATACAGGCCGGCGCTTCCATCACGGAAGCAGACGATAGCCTGGTTGCGACGGGTTCGGGCACGGCCTCGACGACCGGAACGGCTGATATAACCGAAGCCGATGATACTGTTGCTGCTACTGGAACTCTGAAAATCCAGGGTGCCGCAACTATCACAGTTGCTGGTGATACTGCTGCGGCTACCGGTGCGCTTAAGGTCCAGGGCTCAGCAAGTCTGACAGAAGCGGACGATACGGTCGCCAGCACTGGCACCGTAAAGCTGCAAGCTGCGGCCGCTATCACCGAAGGTGACGATGCCTCGGTAGCTGCGGGAGCCCTAAAAATACAGGGCGCCGCCACCATTACCGAAGCCGGCGATACGGTATCCGCCGCCGGCTACAATCCTGGCGCGGTGATACTGACGCCAGACCCGGTGTTCACCGTCCGCGTTCGCGTTCCGCGGCGCTCAATCGTCTGCCCGCGCCGCCAGGTCTCCATTTCCGTTCCAAGGCGTATAGCCCGCGCCCTTTGAGGTCTTGCCATGTCGGTGCCGTTTAATGATTTTCCGGACATGGTTGGCGGCGTCGAGGTAGATGCCGGTCTTACCTGGGATTTTAAGCTGCCCACTGGCGTCACACTGACCGGAACGCCGACTGTCACTGTCGAAGTCTACGAGCACAGCAAGGCGCCTGATGCCAGCCCCCAAAGTAGGCTGGTTGGTAAGGCGGTCGGAACAGCCGTCAACGGCACCACAAGCTGCGCAGTAATCGCTAAGTTCGGTCCGCCAGTAAACGATGTGACATATCTGTTCACAGTCTCGTGCGCGCGAAGCGATACCGGCGTGGCCGCTTGTTTCAACAAGATTTTCTGCCCGGCACCAGGCTGATGGACGGCCACCAGTATACCGCCCGCTTTGAAGCTCCAAATGGGAAACCTATCCTCAAGGCGTATCCAGACCCGCTTACGAACGGTGACCCTGTAACCATCGGCCTAGGACACACCGGACCGGATGTTCATCTGGGCGACACATGGTCTTACGACCGCTGTATGGCCGCTTTCTATAGCGACTACGCGGCGGCTGAAGCTTCTGCCTCCCATGTCATTGGCATATCGGCCTGGGCGCTCCTGAATGAATGTCGCCGGGCTGTTTTAACGGACATGGCGTTTAATATCGGGAAGTCGCGCCTTGAAGGCTTCCGGCACATGCTCGATGCGGTTCGCACGCATGACTGGCAACGCGCTCACGATGAATTGCTGAGCAGTCAGTACGCCATGCAGGTCAAGGGCCGGGCTGACAAAAACGCCGCCGTATTGCTGACAGGAAGTTGGCCGTCATGATCCCGATTCCTCTGATCGCGTTTCCTATCGCGCTGCTCGCCACACTGCTGTTGAGCGGCGGAACTGCGTTCTGGGGATATGAACACGGCATCGCTATCCAAGAGGCCCGCCAGACGAAGACAGAACTGAACCAGGCAAACGCCAACATCGCGGACATGAAGGCTAAGGACGCCGCCGCTGCCAAAGCAGGAGAAGCCCATGATACCCATGTCCAGACCGTACACGACACGACGCGCGAAATTGTTCGGACAGTCACTATTCCTGCTGCCAGCGATCCTTATTTGCCTGTTGGCTTTGTCAGGATGTTCGACCGTGCCGCAAGCCGCCAACTCGGGGCCGATCCCTATCCCGGCAAATCTGATGGTGACGCCTCTGACGTTAGAGTGTCTGAGGCTGGCAATTTGCTCGCACAAAATTTCGGAGAATGCGAAGCCAACCGCATCCAACTCGCCGACCTCATAGAGTATCTGAGGAAAGACCGCGTACCGGAATCCAAACCATCATTTCTGGAAAGAATGGGACTATGACGATTGATTGGAATGGCGCTTCTGCGATGATCGCGGCTGGTGCGGCGGCGGTGGTAACCGTTGGCACGTTCGCCATGCAGGTGGTTACCTATCTCGACACCAGAAAGCTAAAGCGCATGAGCGCCGCTCGCGACGGCCAGATCGCGCAGGTCAAGGATTTGGTGAACGGCAAGTCAGAAGTTCTTCAACAATATGTGGCCAAGGAGGCTTATGAGAAGGGCCGCGAGCATGAGCGGCTCGCTCCGGGTACTCCTTCCCCAACCGTTGGCGTCGTTCCGGTTAGCACTGTCGTTACGGGGATCAATCGAAGCGACTCCACGCTGAAAGATAGCTGATGACTGCTCCGGTAAGTCCCGATCTCCACGTCCTATCCCGGGAGGATGGCCGCAAGGTCTATCATCTCGGAAGCCTTGGTCCGTTGCCTAAAGACACGGACATGGACAAGGCCTTTCACCTTGGGCCTTATACGGACGGCGCTATCAGCGTGCCCGGTCATTGGTGGAACGCGCAGGTCACAGACCGAACCGACAGCCCCATCGTTATCAGGAAATCTCCGGCGCAAATTGTTGCTGCACGGCGCATGTTTCCCTATGGCGACACCGGCTGCAAAGTCCTCGGACCCAGTAAACGCGTTCCGTTCACGGATATGGGCTCGTCCGATATCACGAAATATATGCCAACCACTGGCGGGCGAGGCGATATCGGTCTGATATCCGCCAATAGCGCTTATTACATGCTTGGCGGCGATCCAGCCCCAATGATCGATTGGGCGCAATCTGCCGGATCATGCCCGATGCATTTTCGAGACGAGGCAACTGGTCTCCCTATCGATCTGCTAAAATATCCCATTGCCAATGCAAACGACATGGCGGGGCTTGCTGGCTCGCCATGGCTGACCAAGGGCCCGCGCAATCCCGCCGCGCCCGTTTATTCCGCGTGGGGCGGCGGCTGGGCCCCGCAGCAAGCTCATTACTATGAGATGTCATACATCGCATATAACGCCACGCTCGATCTCGGATTCTTGGAAGACCTTCAGTATAGCGCGAACTTCACGGTTCTTTGTGATGCTGCAAAGAGTGCTTGGGCTGGCAAGGCAATTCCATCGGGAGAATATCGCGGCCTCGCATGGGCCTTCCGTAATCTTTTCATGGCGCACATTGCCACGAAAGACACAGAGGCGAGATTTACGGTGGAGGGCAAGCCTTGGCCGTCTTGGCTGCATCCGTCGAGCTATTTCAAAATTCTCCTCGACAACACGCTGGCTTATTACAGCGCGTTCATGTCCAAGCCTGCCAATCAGGTTTTCCGGCTCATCTGGGATTTGAACGGGTTTCCCCCATGGGAAGTAGACTTCATGCTCACCGCCCTAGCGTTTGGCGTGCTGACGGGACATGAAGACTGGAAACCGCTTTATCTCTGGTGCCTGAAAAACGCCGTAGATCGCACAAGTGGAAAATCTGGCTATCCGGTCGGCTGGGGCTGCGCCTATTACATGCACTCCGACGCACCTGATTGGTATTCGTCCTGGCTGAAAATGGCTCCAGATTGGACGGCGGATTCTGTTCCGCCTTCGCAAGCCCAAATTGATGCCTTGAAGATCGATCCGTTCAATGGCGGAAAAGCCATGACCGGCAATGAACCGCTTATGACCACGCGGGCTGTATTGGTGCAGGCACTTTATCTGGAAAAGATTGGCCTGCTGCCGGACCTTCGCGCGACATATTCCGATATCGATACCTGCTTCACCAATGTCGATCGCATGGTCCGCAACTACGGCCAAATGAACCCGAACGTCTCGATTGTTCTGGATGCGTCCGGCGTGCCTGACACGATCCCGCCACTTCCAACACCGAAGCCCACAACCCAAGGAAATATCGCCATGTCAGTACCAGCCCTCAATGCACCATTCACCGCCACTGTTCATTTCCTGGATGACGCCGAAGTCGAGCGCCCCGTCGATAGCATCGACTGGTCCGCGACCGGCGCCGCGCATTTGGATAATGGCACCGGCCACGGTTCCACGGCTACGGGCATATATGCCGGCACGGGGCCTTTTGAAATCGAGGCCATCGGCCATGTCGCCGGAGCTCCGGATATTAGCGTCAAGGTCGGCGGAACCGTACCCGTCCCTTTCCCTACCCACGGGCGGATCGATCTTTCCTAG